CTTGAGATTACACGCGCTGTTAATTTCGAGGAAGTAGCGCCACGCCCGCAGCTTGGTTATCCCGGCAGAGATGGCGCCGTTGCTCTCGTGGAACGGCTTGGCGGCTGCTTCGAACTCAGCGATCAATTCATCCGTCATGGCTCACCTATCTCATGCGGGCGCTTCATTTGGAAGCACCCAGTTGGGGTATTTGAAATCCGTGTCCACCACATGATGGTCGGTCAGGAACTCCAGCCGCTCCTTGGCACCGCCGTCGTGCTTGCAGTAGTGCTCGTAGTTGTAGTTGATGCGAAACCACGTCAGGCAGTTGGACTGGTCGCCCCGGCAGGAGATGTTCGGCGGCTTGCGCCAGTCCGGCCAGTCATACTCCCCACACCATGTCACCAGCTTGGTGGGGAATCCCTGCTGATTGAGCCTCCACCAGAATGAGCCCTTGCCGTGCTCGAACTCATACCGGTCAGGTCCGGTGATGACGGTATTGGGATATGACAATAGCATCTGGGCGGAGCACAGGAATCCAGTGGAGTTGAAGTGCGGCCTGATCTGGTTGCTGGTCAGGGTGCCATACATCCCCGGGCCATGCTTGTTCCACGCCTCTCGAATCCGGTTCAGCCAAGAGGCGTTGCGGACGGTGGTGCTGCCACCCATGCACATCAGGATTTCGTTGGGCAGATGCTTGGCCGCAGCGATGTAGCCGCCGATGTCCCAGCCGGTGTCGTCGTGCCTGATGTATTGAACGTCTCCCATCCGGACGAACTGCTTGTGCATGTGGTGACGGACATGGCGATTCTGGCAGATGATCAGATGTCGATGGTCCGTTCCGGGCGGGTTGCGGAGCATCGACTCGATATAGTTCATCGCCATCGGCTCGTGAGCTTGGTCGTTCGGGACGTGGATGTAGCAGATGACGATCATGGGGTGCAACCCGACATGGGGAAGTGAAAGGCGTAATCCCGGGCAGCGATCTTCCGTGGGGATTTCCCAATCCAAACCTCGGCCTGATAGCGGTCCGCCACCACTTCGATGTTGGGCAGGAGGTTCAGGTAGTCGCTGGTGGCCCAAAAGAAGTTCCCGCCCCAGTAGGGCACAGGTCCGATGAAGGGATACTTCGAAGGCGTCAGCCAGTGAGCCCCTGCCGTGTCGAACCCCCGCTGAATCTCGTGGACGCAGTGATTCCAGTTCCAGATGACCGTCTTCTCCATGCACAGCCGCCATGCTTCGAAGGTTGGGCTGCCGTTGTGAATAACCCCCTTGGTGTGCAGGTAGAGCACGCTCCAGCCCGGGTGGTCCCTACAGAAGTCCTGCATGAGCTTCATCGTTGGTAGCTCAGCCGTTCCCACGAGGTTGTGCGTCACCTTACACTTAGGGTAGGCGATGCCGCATACGGCGGCGTAGTCAGCCTCACTGCCGTTGACCCCAATCTGAATGTGTGACGCCAGATCAATCAGCCCCACTTGGTTCATGGAGTCCAACTGGGTGGCGATAATCCGGATGGCGTTGTCAAAGTTGGCCGGTGGGTCGCCACCACTCAGGTAGGTGTGGTAGAAGATCGCTATGGGTCGGGTGACGGGAAATCTCATGTGTATCCAATTCGGTCAGAGTGCTGGTCCAAGATCAAGGCTTCCCCGTTCTCGACGTGACGCCACTTGTCGGGCGGGAACGTGCCTATCCAAGTGGACATCCACGCCTCGAACCCGGAGGTCTTGACCCACCTTGCTATCCCTAGAGTCCCATGCTCGAACTCGTAGCGCAGGTCGTTGTGAACAGCATGGGGATAAAGGTTGAGCAGGTCGGGCGGCATCCAGAAGCAGGTCGTCCGGATATGCAGGGACGGCTCGTGAAAGGCGTAAGCCCCGTAGATTCCCGGACCATTTCGGATGAACGCATTAACCATCACGTCCAGCCAGCCGGGCTTGCGAAAGTGAACGTGCGAACCGAAGAACACCATCAGGTCACAAGGGACGCTCTTGGCTGCCATCTGGAACGCGCCGATGTCCTTGCCGACGTTGTCGTGACTCAGGAACTTAACTGGAAGCGGTCTAAATAAGCGTTCGTCGTCCCGGTTGGGCTGGTCACCGTTGATGACGACATATATGTCGTGCGGAGTTCCACCCGGGGTGTGCTCCTGATAGCTGCGAACAAACCTTCGGGCGGCAGGGATGTAGGTCCGCATGTTGATGCGGGGATGGACATAAACTATCGCCGTTCTCACTCAGCGACCTCTTTGGGTATCCAGCAGTTCGGGACGTTCTTGAGGTCGTTGAGCACCTCCACGCTCAGGTTGTCCTTGATGTATTTGATGGGGGTGAAGGACTTGAGCTTGAGCGGGCACAGGCAGACTTCGCAGACGTTCAGGACGGAGTCGTGCTTGGTCTTGAGACGCATCAGGGCCAGCTTCTCGACCTGCTGTTTGATGGCGTCAGCAGCGGGGTTGGTGAACCAAGAGGTGAAATCGCCCTTGCCGTTCTTCGGGCACGCCGCACAGACAGCGGCACGGCTTTCGGCCAATGCCTGCGGGGCGGGCGGCGTTCCAGAGTCGAGCCAGTCATTCAGCGTCCGAATCCCACTCCATATCTTTTTGGCCTTACCTGCCGCAGCAGCGATTACGCTTTTCTCCTGCTGGAGCAGAGCCTGAGATTTTGGGGGCGGTCCCTCCGACATGGATGCCCCGTCGTGGATGAAGTCCGACCAGCCGTGGCGGGCGCACAGGAGGGCGTTGAACTGATCGACCTCATTGGCCACCTCGTTGGGGTCCAGCGACCAGTTCTTCTCCTTGACCAGATGGGGATTGGAGCGGCGGTGGTTTATGAGGGAATTGACGATGACATTGAAGCTGGCGAACTTGGGCGCCTGCCAGTTCGTCTCCGGTTGCAGGAACTTCAGGCCATTGGGAATCTGTCGGTCCCGACTCTTGAGCGTGTAAGCCATGACCCCTTTTACATGGTCTGTCACTTTTCTGCAAATACTTCTTGCGGTCATTAACACCATCTGTTAATCCAGTGCCCGGTGAAGACCAAAACCAAATCGTGTCACTGCTGTTCCGGCTCCGGTAAGGAGATTGATTCCAAGTCTGTCGGTCTGGCCATGAAGAAGCTCCGTCAGAGCTCCGGCCTCGACCAGCAGGCTGTAGCCAAGAAGATGGGATTTACCTCAACCTACCTGTCGCTGCTTGAGTCTGGACACCGAAACTGGAGCCACCCGCTTATGGTGGCGTTCCGGTCCGCCTGCAAACCATGAAAACCTACCGCCTACTCAGTAACCACATTCTGGTCGAGCGCATCAAACGCTCCACCGTCACCACCTACGGAATGATCGTCCTGCCGCCCATGTGCGAGGATGATGCCAACACTGGAGGCCCGAAGGAGTTCGGCGTCGTGGCCGTTGGTCCGGGCAAGCGCAACCACAAGGGAGTCCTGATTCCAATGGAGTGCCAGCCCGGGGACAAGGTCATCGTCCAGTCCTACACCCACGGCGGAGTGGAGGTCGAAGGTGGCGGTTTTGTCATCACCGACGACATGGTCCTACTGGTCATTCCCAAGGAGGTGTTGGGAAATCCCAATACCTTGGAGGCGGCAGCGTGAACCAATCAATACCCATCCTGCTGTCCAAGGACGAGTATGCCGAGGCTGGCTACTGCGGGATTGATATGCGTCAAGCCTCGATCGGTCGAACGCCAACTTATGGTTGCCCCAACGAAACCATGAGCTATCAGGCTCACATTATCGGATGCCTTGGTGAGGCGGCAGTGGCCAAGTGGCTGAACATCCCCTACGACAGCAAGCCGGGAAGGTTCAAGAACGTGCCCGACGTGGGCGACTTCGAGGTCCGATCTTCTCCACGATCAGATGCCGACCTACTGCTCAGGAAGGGTGACAAATTCAATGACACCATCTACATCTTAGCCACCACCCACAACGAGCCGAGGATTTATCTGGTTGGATGGGCCTACGGCAAGGACTGCCAGAAAGCCAGCTACTTGAAGCGCCTAGACCCAGCAAGGCCAGAGTGCTTCGTAGTCCCCCAGCGAGACCTTCATCCCATGCAATCCCTCAAGAGAAAGGAACAGACATGTCAGCCGAGCTTACCGATGTTTCCCTGATGCCCTTCGGAGAGCACAAAGGGAAGCTCATGCAAAATGTGCCCGTGAACTATCTCCACTGGTTGTGGACTCACGGGATGTCACTGGAAACCAAACCGGTTGC